GCGGGTGTTGGTCAGAGTAAGAGAAAGAGTGTCCATGATCGTTAGGCAAGGATGCCAAGGTTTTGCAAAGCTTGCACAACCTGTGCAAGTGTATATCCGTTAAATGTGGTTGCGTCATCAACCGCGGTGCCACCGCCTCCTGCAACAGTTGCAGAGCTTACCGCTGTAGTGGGTTGGACTACTGGTGTAGCACCAAACAATGCGACTGGTTCTGTGGCAGCGGAGCCAAGCTGGATACCTCTAACAGTACCAGTACCTCCTGCTTCTGATGTGATTTTGAATACGTTTGTATCCCAGTTAAAACTTAAACGCTCAAAATTAGCACCGTTATTTCCCCAGGTGTTGTAAAGCCTGTAAGTTTGGGCGATGTTGTTGTTGCGTTGGGCGAAGATGCCTTCTGCGTCGCGGTAAAGACGTACATCCGCACTCAATGATACGGGATCCGAAGGGGAGATTCCCATATAGCCAATATTCCACAATTCCAAACCACGCTCAAAAAACTGGCGTTTAGTGCCACCCGAGTCCTGAAACCATAACCTTCCATTTTCTGTCGCAATATGAGAATAAGATGGTAAGTTAATGGCTGTCCTGTCCGCAGTGGTGCCCTCGGTAAAAGATATATTGGTATTTGCTGCTACCGTAAACTTACTCGTCCCACCCGCCTGCAAATCCAGCAGGTTGCTATCAGAATTACCTTCAGGTAAACCACCAGCGCCATTTGTTACATTCAGCTTCAGTCCAGTGAAAACTGTCGAAGCATCATTCCAATCCAGGTCAACAGTAAAGTCGCTGTTACCCTTTAGCGTTCCAGCGTCGTTGTATTGAATTGTGCCATCAGCACCGCTAACAAGTGCAACCGTGCCAGTGGCATCGGGGAAGCTGATGGTGCGGTTGGCAGTTGGCGTTACGGATTGAACTGTGGTGGAGAAGCTGCCGATGACACCATCGTCCAGGTTGATATCACCACCAACGCTGAGTTGTTTTGAGGTATCGTCCCAGGTAAGATCGGTGCTAGCAGCAAGGCCTGGGGTGGGCGATACGCCGTCGTTGTATTGGATTTGCCCAACCGACCCTGACGCCTCAGCACCTGCCGGGCCCGGCTTCCATACGCTACTTAAATCATCCCATACCAACGCCTCACCGGCCTGGGGTGCGGCGGTGGATGTATCCACATCGTTCAAATCGTCGATGTTTACAACTTGGAGGTTGGTCGGGGAGCCCCACTCATCGCCCACGGTTGCAGTTTTTGGGCCATAGATCTGATTTGCGGCGGTGTCAATGTAAAAGTCCCCATCGCGCCCTATGCTTGCGTCTGGGGCAATAACTCCGGTCCTGACGGTATTTCCCGTAAGATACACATCGGTTCCCCACTCATCGCCTACGGTCGCGGTTTTTGGGCCATAGAGACGGTAGGTTGTTGTATCGAGGTATAAGTCCCCGACTTTACCTAAACTTGCATCTGGGGCTCCTTCTTCGTTTAAAAACGAATTAGCGGCGGTATAGACTAAATCGTTCCAGGCATCAGCCCCCGTCCCGACCTTAATCTTACCCGTATCTGTTTCAAACCCGGGCTCGCCTAGGGCCAAGGTGGGGTTAATTGCTGTCCAAACGGCCGCTTCGCCCCGCCTGTATTGGATTTGTACGGCCATTATTCTACACCTCCGCCATCGTAGCCATTAATCCCTCCGAAGTTTTCATCGACTCTCCCTCCATCGATGTTGGAAACCAAATATACTGCTGGTGCGTTGATTGATTCCCAGGCCCGGCCATTGTACCTCCAGGACCTAGATTGGAATTTGTATATGTCTCCGGTGGATGGAGATGAAGGAAAAGTTAAAGTCATATTTAACTATAAACCTGTAATTTATTATTCTTTAAACTCAGTTCGATGATAGGATTATGCGTTGTAGGAGATTGTCCAGCCTTTGGCTATTAGGTTAGTGTAAGCAGTGTTAGCAGCACTGCTCCAGGTAGATTTAGAGGCGTTGGTGCCACCATTGATGCTCAGAGTAATATAAAAACCCCTAGTGCTCATGCTACCACTCCTCCTACGATATTCCCTGCAACATTGGCCACCCAAACGACCGCCACACCCGTCCCTCCTGAGATAAGCTCCACCTCACCATCATTTACCCCTCCTCCTGCGAGGTCAATAGCGCTGTGCCCTGTGTCGGTTGCTGACGCGCTAATTGTTAGTGTTATTGCCTGAGATGCGCTCGTATTCTTCAAATACAACTTCATCTCATAACCCGATGTTAAATTATTTATTTTTATGTCCGCCGTGGCTATTGTAAAATCTGCTATATGAGAATAGAGATCGGTGGTCTGGGCGTTTATTTGAATCAGCGTGCTATTGCCTATTGTCGACTCAGAAGTTTGCCCCTGAGGCCCATGAGGCCCTTGAATGCCTTGGACACTTATTACGCCTCTCTCAATCCACGAACCGCTGGGATTCTTTTGCCACAACACCCCCTGCCCAGAAGAAATATCTACGACTCCGCTGTAGGGATCGGCCGTCAGATAATTCGTCTCAAGATACGTACTATTTAACGCAACTGACGGATCGTTATAGTTCCCTATAACTTGTAGAGAATATCCCCTGAACCCTTGGATGCCCTGGGTGCCTTGAGGGCCTTGAACGGCGGCCGGAAGCTCTACCCATTGGGCGTTGTCGTCGCCATCTTCGTCTATGAGCGTATATTTAATTCCGGTCGTTGTATCTAGCCAGGCATCGCCTATCTTTGCAGGAGGGAAAGACGGGGGGCTGGCGTCGATATAGAGACGGAAGTCATCGCCCTTCTTACTAATTTTACCTATCTGTTCCCAAACAGGATTTAATGCAGCGTCTAATGTATTGACCCAAAGCACACCGTCGCCGGTAGATACGTCGATAACCGCATCGAGGTATTCTGCGTCTGAATACTCCGATCTTAATAGAAGACTAGTTAATGGAGCGGAGCCTGTTGGATCGTCGTATGTGTCCTGGATTCTAAACGCAATACCTTGAGGTCCCTGGGGTCCTTGCACACCTTGAATACCCTGGTTTCCTTGCGGTCCTTGTAGTCCCTGCGGACCTTGCGGGCCTTGTACGCTGATTATGCCAATTTGGCTCCAGATTCCATTTTCCTTCTTTTGCCAAAGAACTCCTTGCCCAGTTGTTGTATCCACAACACCCGAAAAAGGATTAGCGTCTGGGAACTCTGTGGCTAAGAAGTTTGGATCGCTAATTGGAAAAGGTAAATTGCTATAAGTTTGGATGATATCTAACGGGTATCCTTGGATGCCCTGAGAACCTTGCGGACCGAAGAAGCCTTGGGTGCCTTGGGTGCCTTGGATAAGAATCTGGCCTCCATTAAACCACTCTAAGCCATTCCATATATAAATATTACGGTCATCTCTTACAGTATAGGCATCGCCCTCTTCCACACCTGCCGCAGCCGTGTTAGGGAAGCCAGGAATTTCAGAAGTAGATTGCACACTTCCTAAGATCCTAAGAGACCTACCAATCAAGCCCTGGATACCTTGATTGCCTCTGAAGCCTTGAATACCTTGCTCTCCTCTCGGGCCTATGATGCCTCGCGGACCATCGAAACCTTGAATACCAATCGGGCCTTTTGGACCCTGAGGGCCTTGGACGCCCTGCGGACCATCTGGGCCTCTAAGCAATCCAACATTCAACCACTCGCTACCTACCCAGACCCAGAGATCAGACGTGGCAATATCAAACACCCCGTCTCCTAGGCTCGGAGTCTGAAATTCAAAATTAAGCAAGCCTTGTGGATCATTTGGGCCACCAGCGCCCTCATTATACGTACCGTTTACATCATCAACCGCACCGACTATAGAGACCGGGATTGCAGTTTGTCTTTCGCCTTGAATACCCTTAGTACCTTGGGGTCCTTGAGGACCTTGAACTCCAGACTGAATTTCTTTAATACTTTCTATGCCATCGGCGATTATCTTGATAAAGATCTTACCATCGGAAGTATTAATTTCTAATTCACCTAGCTCTAAATCGCCAATGCCAGGAACCGCATTAGGTGCCGTGTTGTATCTATTAATAATATCTGATATATTACCGTCAATTTTTATTCCGGCTGGCCTTTGAGTCCATACCCTCACCCCGTCTTCTCTTGATACTAAAAAATGGTCTAGGGTGGGGTTAGGTTGGTTTAAAGGATCGCTAATATCTTCTGGAGAACCTAAATTTGGTTCTGCATTAGATAAATTTAAATATTCATTACGTTGATTGTCAAGTTGCTCTTGACTCGATGTACGTACTCTATTAGAAAAAGATCTATTTTGGGTAGCCATATTACGCAGAGGTCTCCAAGTAACTCACAATCATTTCAAGAACGGCATCGGCATCGGCTTCAGCCTCTAAAGAATCCCCCTCCTGAAGGACTAATTTTCCATCGGATAGAATAGAAAAATCATTTGCAAGCACAGGACCTCCAGAAATAATCCTAGTTCGTTTACTATCTCTAACAAGAGATAGCGTTACTCTTGTAACATTATCTGAATCTCCAGAGACATTGGAAACTTGCACTTTTAGCACAATTGTAGAAACAGCAATTGGCGTGGTGTATATAATTGTAGGGGTTGTAGTTACGTCGTATTGTAACGACTTAAATTCATTAAGAGGTGCGATAGAAGCCATGGCGATTAAAAATTATTGAAGAGCAAGGATGAGTGGGGTAATTTGAGCAAATAATCCTCTTGAGAAGGAGATACCTCCAATGGTGCCGGAGGTTTGATCAATAATAACTCCGTCCCCGATTCTAAAGTTTCCAGATTGATCGGTAGATGTAAATATTACGGATCCACCATTTCTTTCTTCTATTTCTTGCTGCTGGATAAATGTTCCGTTGTTGATCGGAAGAGCAGCTTGGATATTAGGACCTGCTCCGATGTACTCAAAAGAGTGCCCAGATGCAAGAACTTTAGACTGTCTAGAGAGAACAAAAGAAGATCCTTTTGCTATGGGATACAAAGTAGGTGTAACTAACGTAACAGTCGTTGAGTTATCCGACTCTACTTCTGAGGAGGAAACCACGGTGTACAGTAGAGGAGCCATAACTACCTCTAGTGTTGGTAACGTGCCGCCAGGTAACGTTGGATAACTGACTTGTATACTCGGTGTAGATACATAAGAAGTTCCGCTCTTTACAAGAGTAACTTCAGACAACGATCCGTTTTCAATAGCTACTCTTGCTCTAGCTGGGATCGGATTGGGTCCTTCAGGAAGAGAAATTGTAATATTAGGAGGAGCTTCATAACCAGATCCTGGGTCAATAATCTTAATATCCTGAATTGTAAAGAAAGGAGCGCCAAAGTACCCTGCTTGGCCATTATACGGTCTTAGTGTTTCAGGTATTTCAACACGGAAAGTTAAAGATCCGGTTTCTACATTGTCTAAAACCTTTGCAACTATTTCCTTTTCTCCAAGGCCATCAGCAACGAGGCCATAGTCACCAAACGAAGAGTTGGAATTAGTAAGATCGCATTGTCCTCCAGTTGCGCATTCAATGCCCGTAGAGCAAGAAATTGTAAATAAAGAAACTAGCTGAGCGTATCCATTATTTATGATCTTAACACCTGGGCCACCTTGATTATATTGTGTGTAGGAGTCGAGAACCATTGACTTAACTCCTTCAGTGATTGCGCCATCCACAAGCATTCCGCCGCCGGTTGTTGTGATAGAGGTGCATTGCTGAACGTACGGGCTTCGTGAAATAATTCCCGCTGTCCCCTGACCATTCTTCTTTGCAAAAGAAACAGCGTAGCTTGGCGCAAGGTGATTAGAGAAAGTCATAAATGACAATCCGCATGCGTTATTTACATGGAATAAATCAAGAGTTCTATTAACTGCATTTACAGTAATACCTCTGAGGCTATTTCCTGTTACCACTGTATTAGGAGGTAGGTCGATTGGATTTTCCTCGTTATAAACGCCAGAGTTTACAAAGATTGTTGTTTTAAAGGAGGGTTGTTGAAGAGTCCAATTACCTATATCTTCTTCTGGAAGAAACTCAAGAGAATTATTATCAAGTGCCGTTGTTAGAATGTTAATAAGAGTTGTCACTTGTGCTCTAACAGAGGCATATTCAATTCCGATTAAAAGATTATTATTTATATAATCTCTTGCTGTGTTATAGGCAAATATTGACTCTTCGATTTGCGTTTCAATGGGATTACCCGATGTTGGAAAATATGACCTTGTTGCGGCTATGGTGTTAGAGTTACCCTCGCTATATATGTCTTTTGCAATTGCCTCTATTACAAGATTAAGATCTCTCTTGCATTTTCCTTCAGTAAATTCTACTAACGGATACTCTGCGATTGTATCATTCCATACAGAGTTAATAATCGAAGTGGGGTCGTCACCTTTTCCAATACTTTCATAAATCAGCCTCTGAGCATTTTTTGCAGTTGCATTAGGGCCGTTTTCTAAAATAAACTCAATTATCTGATAGTAGTTATTAATTGCAGTTTCTGCATTAGCACATGCCGGCCACTCATCAAAAACAATAGAGTTGTCTATAAATATCTTCTTAATGGTGTATTCTGTTTGATACAAGTCTCCTGCAGGGTTTACCCTCCAGTTCTTCATTGCAAGTATCATCAGCTCTCTGGCACGATTAAACGCCCAAATGGTATCTTCTAGTTGTCCAGAGATGTGAATCAGAGTGTTTCCTTCGTAATACTTTTCTGCAAATTCTATAGAGAATACATTGCCTCCGTTTTTCATATCAGAAGCGACGGCGTCAATAAAATATCCCAGGTCTCTATTACAAAGTTTTGCAGATTTATTTATTTGCGTGCCTTCATCTACATCGCCAATAGACGCAGTTGCAAGATTATTTAGTGCATTTGTAAGAATAGAGAAGAGACTATCTACTTTAGCTTTTATAGGATTATTAGAAGTTAAGTTTCTAATGCGGCTTCTGAGATTATCATAAGCAAAAATCGAAGCAATTCTTTCTATATCTGGATCGAATATAGTTGTTCCGTCGATATAAAACTGAGTAGCTTCAGATATTCTTGAGGTTCCCCAGTTTCCTATATCTTCTGCAATTGCAATTGCAATAAGTTCAATGTCTCTCTTGCACTTTTCTTCTGTAGGTGACAATATTTCTTCATCATAAATTGAGAGCATATTGGCCCATACATCATCTACTAAGTTACGGAGATTGTAATATATGGCCTCTTTTAAATCTTCTTGTTCTTTTACTGTTGGAAAGAACGAAAGCGACTCATTTTGGATAGAGTCGCCTACGTATCCAAACAGTCTATCTATCCTTGTTCTAAAATGAGAAAACTCTGGGCCTGGAATTAGTGCTTTTAGTTTGTCTTTTATTGCATTAAAAATCTGTACTGTTAGTGACTTTTCTGGTGCTGGAGAAAAAATAGAAGAGATAAAGTCTCCGTTTACATTAAAATAAGCCGAGGTAAATTCGTAACTATTTGAAAATCCTCCATAGAACAAATCTCTTGCAATTGAGAGTATAAGAAGCTTAGAGTCTCTTGTACATTTTCCGTTGATATCACTAACGCTTCCAGGAAACAACGCGGATACTTCGCCGATTGCTTCGGCAATCACACTAACTCTGTTTGATAATAAAATTTTATATACTTCGCGCGCTTTTTGATCGTAAATTGTTAAGTTAGGAAGAGCGAAATTTCTTGTATATAACTCATTAATTGTTTCGTCTTTTATTAAAGCTTTGTTTGCAAAGATCGATTCTGCCGCGTCTAAAACTTTACCTAAATCCCCAGAGTAAGATGCCCTTACGGCGGATTTAATAGATGCCTTGGCAGACTGAGGAGTTAAGCCATCATTTGCATCGTCGCCATCTTTCGCAACCCAATATACATTTTCAATTACAGGCGTTCTCCATTGGAACCTACCGGTATCATCAGCAATAGGTATTTGGCCTTTTGTTGGAGAGTTTCCCCCAGAATCCTTAAGAATCCCTGAAACTTCTATACTACCTGATACATCTATATCACCAGTAAAGAGATGATCGGCACTAATCTCCCTATTTTCGGATACATGAACATATTGCAAATGATCATCAGAATCTAGATTAATTAAAAAATTATGATCTATCCTAAGATCATTAGGACTTTTCCAAATTGGCCTACCTCCGCCGCCGGATGATAAAACCTCAAGATTATCTCCTAAATAGCCCTCAACGTCTCTAATTCCGGCCGTGAAATAAGATTGGCCGCCAAAAATTAAATTACCTGTGAAAGTGTGATTAGCTGAAATCTCCCTATCGATAGAGATATGAACATATTGCTCATGGTCATCATTATTGAGCCCATTAAGTTCCCCATGATCAATCTTTTTTAAAGAAAGCTTTGGAGAATTACACGATCTCGGTATTAACTCAAAGAAAAGAGGATCAAGAAGTGCTTGAATTGCTTCCGCCGATTCATTTCCAATAAAAATATGATCTCTTTTTAGAGTTGTAACTGTATCAACATATACTTTTCTTTCCTGTTCAGGATTTAATATATCAGGGTTGCAATTTTTACCGTAAAGATTAGCCACTGAATACTTTCTCTATTATCTTTTCTTTAAACTTTATTTATGTATCGCATTCCGTTGTATACGGATAATTCTCTGTATCTAGATCTAAAATTTCGCGTGGGGTAAGAACAGTTGGATTTAATTTTTGTTCAGTTTGTTTGTCTAAAGTAGGTACTGGCGGATCCAAGCTGTAAGGAATTGGTTTTTCTACAAAATGTCCCTGGGATCCAATCTCTACCACCTCATAATTAGAAAGGTTATTTTTTCTTTGATACTCTAGGCATTTGTTTCTTCCGGTTTGCAAGCAATAAAGTCTTAGGAAGTAATTTTCCCAAGGACTGTTTAAAAAGTTTTTATGCTTTTCGTAAATTGCATCAGTAGCAGGCATATCTGTATGTGCTAAAAATACACAAATTGTGTCTTTACATACACCTTTGACTAAAACGCAATCCCCTCTTTCATAGAAGTTTCCTTTTCTAACTCTTGCTTCTAGCCATCTATCAGAGTTCTTATCACTAGCACATTCATACTCCGACTCTCTTTCTTTTAGCCTTTCAATAAACTCTGCGGTTGAAACTCCAGTAGTATTACAGGTATTAATTGTTTGTTCAAAAAAGTTATCTTCCCACTTACCGGAATAGTTCTTCCATTTTTTCCAGAAAAATTCTAAATTATAGTAGTTGCACCTTTCCTCTAGCTCTTCTAGAGTAGGTAAGCCAAATGGCTCTGATAACTCAATACAACAAATCATATCCCACTTAGTTCTATCAAGCGGGCCAGCAATTGCTATGATATCTTGGTTAGCCTCATATAGGCAAACTTTATACCCATCGTCTTCAATATAAAGAACTCTATCTCCTTCAAAATAAGCGTATAAAGCAGCGTATTTAGCTACTTTCCACTTATCGTCTGTGAGCGAATAATTTAAATTAGATCTAACAGATGCATCAATGTCCCAAGGAAAAATTATATTGCCCCAAGAGCGATACAATCCCCTCTGCGGATCGTACAACGCATACTTGTCGAATAGCTCTTCAACAGTCATACCGCAAGTATTCACTTCGCGCGAGCAAGACTTATCTTTAAGATTCACTTTGCGCGAGCAAGACTTATCTTCCTCAAGTATATTTTCTAAGGAGGCTTTTTGTTCGTTCGTTAGTTCAGAAAAACAGCCTTTAAAAAATAAATTGGAGGTTGACATACCTCAACCCTCCTATAATATATCAGTTATAAGTGAATGTGTCCATTACAAATGTAAGCTCTAGTGTAGAGACATTTGTAGAAGATCTGTCGGCCTGACCAAAGTTAAGCGAAGTGATTTGGGCGTCGGGAACAGTAATAGTTCTATTTCCTAGAGGAGAAGGATCTTCACCACAACTAACAGGAGTAACAGTTAGAGTAATGAAAGAGCAATCATAGGTCTTCCAGAAGTCGACGATATCAGCGTGCTTCTCAGGGTCAAAAGGTACTGTTAGGGTAACTTCTGCAAGAGTACGAGGACCCTTAAGCTGGAAGATACGGCCTCTTACGCCATCCGCATACTGAGTAGTGGCAGATGTGTCTCTAATTCCAGAGAAAGTTGTGAAATAGTGCTGGAAAGGAGAAGCCTGAATCCAGTACTGGGCTTGGGTAATTGGCTTATAAGATAGCATAGCAATTAGAATATATGCAATATTTCTAATAACTATTTAAACTAGGTAAACTATTGAAAATAAGGATCGAACCAGCGCCAATATCCTTTAGATTCTGGGTCTAAAGTAACCGCCTCTCTATGCACAACATATCTATTTAATCTAAATACATTGTTATATAGATTTACAAGCGAGATAGAATCTTCTTCTGTAAAACCTTCTTGTTCCAGAGATGCTTTCAGTCTCTGAAGCTCATTCATATACAAACTCTTAGATTCTAGAGACTCTGGAGGCTGCCGACGTACATTTCTGATTTCCTCAAATAGTCTGTCGACTACGTAAATAATCTCACCAGGAGAAGTATACTCGTCAATATCGAGCTTAGAGATCGTCATCTCATTTCCTGTAGCATCTGAAACGATTCTTTGGAAACCTACGTCATCAATGCTACCTTTAAAGTTAGAAGAGATGGTCTCAGAAATTCGCTCCTTTAAAGACCCTTCATCAAAGTCAAATAGCTTCATAAGGTCAGTGCCAAAGTCCATGTCCTCGGCCATAGGAGCTTCTTCTTCGCCTTCTCCCTCTGCAGGAGGCATTAACCCTCCTCCCGTCATTCCGCCTTCAGGCATTTCCTGCTTGACCAGCGAAGGAATGTTAAGATGGTCTCTGAGCCAATCAATATCGTCTATTGCATATCCAAGTGCTCCTAGCTGAGAAAGAACTTGAACAATACGTACAGGATCTTCACGTTGCTTGAGATCTTCAAAGTTACGTACAAGTCGCGGGGGATTCTTGCCAGGGTAGTTAAGTTCTACGATCCATCGGACCAATGTAGAGTTGATTGTTTCATCGAGCTCTTCAGAAAAGGCCTTTGCCTTACGCATACGCACAGAGTCGGCGATTTGATCGCGAGCAAATGAGCCAACATTTCCTGTTTCCTGGCCAACAGTTGTCTCTCCGTTAATTACAAAACTAATTTGCTGATCTATATAGCTAATAAGTTGATTATAAAGCTCTGGACGACCATTACTCTCCAACCACTGAATATCCATCTCGTCTGGTAGAACAACAGCTGTTTCTTGACCAAGACGTTGTAGTGCGGTAAATAAGGCCTGAACTTCTTCCTCTGGAGTTCCTAAGCTAAATTTACCAACGGCGGTAGGAGTAGTATGCTTATCGGCGTACTGCAACCAGAAATTAAGAAGGGTTCTTCTAAACTCTACTAGAGGATATAACTGGCGTCCCAGCCCAGAGCCATGGACATCATTGAAATTACTATAAGCCCAATGTCTGTGTAAAACAAGAGCTCTTAAAGGAATTCCCATTCCATCTACAGGAGAGAATTTTGTAATAAGCCTTGGGCTTACTGTACCGTCCTCGTTTAACTTGAACAAGAACCTTCTGGGGTCTCTTATTTTTAGCTCGGAGGGCACTATATATTTGCCTTGTCTCATCCAGCAAATTTCACTAACAGACATGCCAAGCACAATCGACTCGCACATTCCTCTGACAAAAGTATCAAATCCTGCGTTACTTGCAACTAAGGACTCTTTACCATAAGACTGTCTGGTGTTTGTACCAATTCTATTGATAACTTGTCTTACAAACTCGGCAACCTCCTCATCCTCGTCGGAATTAGAGGCGGGATAGACTTCCCACGGTCTCTGTACAATTTCACCAATAAGTTTTTCCCAAGCGGCGAGAATCTGGCTATCGTTAAATAGCCTCATGTATTTCTCAATGGCTCTAGGGCCACCACCACCTTCCTCTAAGAGGATGTCGTCTCTTCTTGGTAGGATTACTCCGCTGTGAAGATAAGGTGCTCCGTTATAAGAGTACGGATCAGACTTATACCCTGCTAAGTTTCCTTGAGACACGCCTAGGGAAAAATACCGGTCGAAAAACCCAGATTTGATGTGTCTTTGGGGATTTTCAGAGGTCATTTGGTATTTTTACACATTATTCTTTAGTTTCTTTAAACTGACCTTCTTCATTTACCTTGGTTACGTCTGTAAGCACTGTTTCTAGATTCATAAGTTTTTCTACTAACTCTTCTCTAGTTAGCTTGCCTTCGTCCCATTCTGCAATTAGTTCTTCTGCTCCCTCTACGGTTACAGTTTGTCCAGTGGTTAAGATGTTAATTCCTTTTTCCATTTTTCGTGTTCTTTGCGAATAGTGAGATAGAAATCTTTGTAAGTTTTACGCCAAGTTTCGTCGTATTTTCTTACATATTTAAAATAACTATTTTCCCAAGTTTCTTGAGTATATAGTTCTTTATACTCTTCTGGGATGTTTTTTGAAAAGTTTTTAAGTTCGATTGCAAGGATGGCGGATATAAAGTCTCCTCTTTTTGCAACCATTTGAGTTTTGAGTTCTTTGAGACAAATTTCAGGAAACTTCTGAGACATTTCGTGGAACAAGGGCGATTTAAACAAGTCATCTTTTTTCTCTTGCTTCTCTTTCTTTAACGTTTCTTCGTACGCGTTATCTAGAATAGACCCAATAAAAGACGAGTTAAATTCTACATCTGTATCTGCATTTATTTCTCTCCAGAATTTTTTAAAAGCGTCATATCCACGAACAATAGTAACGTTTGCATAAGACTGAAGTTTTTGTTTTATCTCTCTTTTAGCCGTGTCAGTGTAATGCATATCTTTTCCTTCTGGCCAAAAAGCATATCTTTGCGCAAGAGAGTTTGACCAGAGGAAGGTGGTCAGGAGTTTTTTAATTCTAGAGTCGGAAATATCCTTTTTAGGAAGATCATCAATATCTATAATTGCCTTCTTCCACTCATAGAAAACATCCATTGCTTTGTTTTCTGAAGCGGCCCAGATAGGAGTCTTAGATAGTTTACCGATATGCGTATTATCGAGTTCTCCATAACCTGTTAGCTCGTTAACAAGAACATCGTCTTCTGAAAGGTTTTGAGAAGTAATTATTTTTGGTTTATTAGATCCTCTTACACTTGCGTTAAGTTCTGCAATCCACTTTTCGTGAGCAAGCTGTTGTTCTATTTTCCAGCGATCATGCGCAAGAACTTTATCCAGAGCTGGCTCCGAAATATTACACAGCGTTAAGATCTCCTGAAGTTGCATTAACGTCTAGTTTGCGTAGTTTTACATCTATATAGCTCATTATATCACGATAGCTCCAGCAATCGACAATTTTTTTAAATATTTTACTATCAATTCTTCCAAGGTCCATGCCTTCTGTCAAAAGTCTATTAAGGCTATCCCAACAACTAGCGCCTGGCTCATCAAATAAGAAAATTAGTTTCTCTTTTGCGGACTCATCTTCTTTCTCAAGAAAGCTAATTGTCGAGAATAATTGAGAAATAGACATGCTATCCCATCCTGCAAAGATAATAAAGTCGGAACCCTTTAACGTTGCTTCTGTTACAGACTGCCTAGTCTTAACATCTACTTTCTGTTTCTCTGTCAAAATTTGCTCTAAATGTACCGTCATTTTATTAATGTCTGTAGTTGCATCTACAGACTTTGCCTTGATAATTACTACAGAAACTTTGTCGGACATGTTTAGAATTTTGCTGTAAAGCTTTAAACTCAAAGTTTAAAGTTTAAAAAAAAGCCTAGCGATGCTAACAGATAAGTCAAAAAGACAGCTTCCTTTTGTTTTGTATAACATGCCAGATCTGGTAGAGGCCGCTTTCAAACAATACGAAGCTAGCTTTGGTAAGTACCAAGTTGATACCATAAGAAAAGATCAATATGACGGGTTCTTAGACTTATTTCAAGTAGTTGTAACAAGAATCCAAGAAGAAAAACCTACAGAAGTTCTGCCCCTATATCAAAAGATACTACTTCTTTTTGTAAAAGTAGATCTTAACTATCTTTTATTTGCGACTCTTATCGATTTAATTGAAGGCCAGATTTTAGGATTTATATCTTCAATAGGAAATAACGAGCAATTAAATCAAAGAATTAGCTCTTATTGCTTTAAGCTAAGAAAGTCTGCTACAGAAAGAGATACATTTTTAAAAGAGTCTACAGGAGAAAGGCTTGTACAACTAATCTCTGAATATGCGCCGTCGATAGGAGTTAACAAGCAAAGATACAGTAAAAACAATTATGATCCTGTATCTAGAAAAATATTTAGCCTAATTACAAAAGATGCGTTTTGGGAAGAACAACAAGAACTATATAAAGTTGACTCTAGATACTATCAAAGGCTAACTATATATAATGATGAGTTATACTTACTCAATGATAATGTATCAAAGCCTACAGGACAATTTGATTCTTCTGAATGGAGAAAATTTTCATCAAAGTTTTTAAATAAATCAAACAAAATTAACGAAAAAATTAGAAAAAATGTAGAGAGTTATGTTTCTTCAGCTCTTGCCAACGCAAAAGATGTAAACCCTATCATTTCAGATTCTAGTGTCACTCAAAAAGACACAGGTTTAAAATACGATGAAAAAGACTTATCTCTTACGTTAGGAGGTAAAGGAAAACAGTTCGTAAGAAATCTTTTATCTCTAAGAGGCAGTTTGAGCTATATGGCAGGATCACAAGGATCCGCTATAGGAAACGTTAACTACGCAGCAAAATTTGATGAATATTTCTTTGCTTGTATTTTTGGAAAAAGTATAGTTTCTGGTTTTTCTGATTTAGGAGGTTCTCCTTTATTTGGAGATTTTAATGTGCTATATAACTATGGTCTTGTTCAAAATGAAATTGCAGGACTTTCCTTTTTAGAAGGATTTAGATCGTTAAAATCTTTTAATCAAAACATTAAGCTCCCTCCAGAAGTTGTAAATGCAGGATCTGACTATGTGCCTTATGCTTTAAAAAGAGAGCCAGAAGTTGGTAATGTTATAGCAGGACAAGTTGTTACCACGGGAGATAAAACCTACGAACTAACTTATAATCCCATAGCAGCAAAATATTATTATGGGCTCAAAGATAGATATAAAGGAATCACAGTTAATCCGTATTCTGAAAAAACTAATGTAGACCTTATTCTCTATGGCCTAGAAAGAATGGTTGTTATATCTGATCAACTTGCAGATACCCTAGAAGGCGTAAACAACTCTATAAATGAAGATGGGTTGATTCCAGGATATGAAGGGTGGGGCTCTATGAAAATACATTTGCAAGAGCTATCTGACATATTTATATCTACTCCTGTTTTAAATACTCAGTACCCTGATGCAGAAATACTACCTGGATTTAATGGCGGTGTAAGATATTTATATAACTCTTACAAAAAAATGACAGATGTCATTGTAGATCCTATTTTTGCAGGTAGTGCAATGAAAGATTTACTTCAGTGGGGAAGAGCTGTTCAAAATAATTTAGATCAAATTTTATCTGATATAGAATCTTTAGGGTACCAAGCTGGTACTTTTGTAGGAGACATATCTTTTAAACTTTCTAACAAAGAAAGAAGTACTCTTGTAGATCAACTTAGATCACTTAATTTTCAAGAAAACGAAATTAATGAGTTTTTATCTGTCGAGTCTTTCCAAGATTTAATAGAAAAATTTGCTCCTATTAGTGACTCAAGAGATCAAATTTCTTTTTTAAGAGGATACGAGCTTTCTCAATTACTATATGAGTTTGGAGGAGAGGCTGCTATTAATGCCTATTTAGAATATCTCTATTCTAGAGACTCTAACGGATTAGAAAAACTGTTAGCCATTTCGCTTAAAGATAGAAGCGACGTAGTAGTGTATAACGAGCAAAGATTTGGTAAATTAGTAGGGTTACTATTAAATTTAACATTTGCAATAGACAAAAATCAAATAGAAGCATTTAAAAAGTTTCTTTCTCAAAATCAACTAGATCTTTTTGAATCTATTTCTTATCTTCTTAATAATAAAGATGTAAATCTATTAAAAGATAAGGATAGCATCTCTCTTTTAAAGCCTGTTGTAAACTCTTTAATTTTTGGAACTAGTCAAGGACTTAGCGAAGAAGCTTATAACATAGATTATCCTACGGCTAATGAACTTGCACCTATAGAACTCCAAAAGTTTACGCATATGATCAACTATGAAATAGGAGACGTACCAACTAATATATTACAAAATCTATACGATAAGAGCGTTTTTCTTACTTCAGAAGAGTTATTTAATATTTTTGGAGGAGGCGCTTTCCATTCTGACTACGGACAGTTAATGGACGGATACTCTGGTGGGCAATTTACAAAAATAGTTAATTTTGCTTATGTAAGTGGATTGTTGCATAAGCTAAGCTATTATAATAATTCGTATCAAGTACCGAACTTTTTGATTAAGAGCTCTATATTTTCTGAGTTGTTCTTAGTTATTAAGAGTCTTTCTTCTTTAATGTCTTTAGTACTCGATAATTTTGCAAACTCTCTTGAGTTCACTTTATCTCAAAATAGCAAAAACATATATCCCTTTGAAAATATTATTTCTACATCAAATAATAAAATAGAAGAAATTTCAAATATTATAGCGGGATTAGCACCTGAAGGAGGTGATTTATCTAGTCTAGGATCTCCGTCTATAAACTCTGAGGCAAAGATAATAGGTTCTCCAGGCATAGGTAATTCTCCCGTTCCAGAGTCTATTCCTCTAGAAAACTCTATAACGCCAGAGCAAGCTAAAATTCTTTCTACAGAAATATCCGTTAATTATTCTTTTATTGCTCCAGCAGCATCTAAAGGGCTATCAGATTCTGAAAAATTAAATAAATTTATAGGGTTAATTGAAGACACAAAGATCATAACCGGGTTTTCTAAAGAATCTACGAAAAAAGAATATGTTAATGTTCCAACTAATAAAAATAATGATAAGGTAGATAACCTTAAAGAGCTTAATGTAGTACCTAAAGCATATGAAATCCCAAAATTAAGAGAAGAACTTATTCAGATCGAAGAGGATAATCTTGTTGCAAAGGGGTTGGTTTCTGAATTTAATAGTATAGAATCTTGTAAAAAATTTGGTGGAAAAAAATGTGAAGAAACTTTTTCTGGTAAAGAAAATCAATGCGGAGCTCCTTCTAATAAGGCTATATACTCACAAAGAGATAGTTCTAACAATCTAACTACCTTAGAAAATAGTAGTATTAAGATTGATAGACCTTTAGGTTCAGAAGAAACAAATAAACCCAAAGAGGTATTTTTAACTCAAAATGTTCCTTCCTACTTTAGCATACTTCCAGGAGAATCTATTGTTCCTTCGTCAAATGGAGATCCCCTTATTAATACACTATTCTCTGAGCCTATAATATTTAAAAAGGACGGTTCTTCTTTAGAAGCCCTATATTCTTCTTATTATAATAGCAAATTTGGATTAATAGAAGCTATAAAAGCAAAATTTGAAAAAGACGAGCCATTTAAATGTTCGTTGCTAGAGGACCCTTATTCTTACCAAGCGTGTATGAATTTAATTAAGTGCAAAAAATTTAATAGACAGAGTAATACTAAATTTTTAAAGTTCTGTCCTAAAACTCTCTCTGGAGGATCATTAAAATGAAAATTTACTCTAATTTTTTACTAGAAGAAAATCAAACTCTACTGCCTTTTAGTAAAAAACAATCTAATAGCTTTAACTACGTTACGTTTGAAAATGCAAATATTTTCTCAAATGACGAAGCTAAAATATACAAAGAAAAAAGTACGTCTGGAGAAATTTTTATAGACTCTTTTAACTATAAAACTTTAAAGGAACTAAAAGTAACTAACCAAGGTCTTATTACCTGGGATGATCTATGGATAGACTCTGAAGCTGATGTAAGCATTGATCCAAGGATCGAATGTATTAACTTGCAAAGAAATAGCTTGGTATACGTTAATATAAATGAAGCTAGGCAATACTTGAGAGAACTCAATTTGGAAGGAAATGAAAATTTAAAGTCAGTGACTATTACAGAAGCCCCAGCCCTAGGAGTACTTGATTTAACAAATTGCTCTCAACTAGAAGTCGTTAATTTAGGTTTGTCTAAGAATATAAAAGTATTGAGTTTAAAGAACTGTAGGTTAACAGAGGCTAATTTACAAAATATCCTGTGTTCTTTTACTCCAACAAAAACAGAGTCTGGCAATATAATCCCAGGCATTTTGCCTCCATTTAGAAAAAAGTTTTCTACTCTGCTAGACTTAACTGGTAACGAGATAAATTGGGGTAACAGAAAAATTGCCTCTAAAATTAGGTTATTAGTTTCAAATAATTGGCTAGTTTTATGGGACAACCCTCCTCCTACGAGCGTAATCCCAATTCAAATGTACGCATTCTTCCCTAAGAATATAAAAGACACCGAAATTTCTCAATATTATGGCAGACCTTCGATCTAGATTTATTGAAGACTATGCTGGAGGTCTATTAAACGTCTCCAGACAAGAACTTACAAGCACAGGAGAAGTTCTTTCTCAAGATGGACTATTATCTAATGCAAGCCTTTTTGTGGAAGATGGCTCAGGAACAAAGAGTGGGCTTAAGTTAGGTATTGCTATTGTGGAATCAGTTGACCCTACTACTGAAGAAGGAGTCGTAAACGTAAGATATGCAGACAGAACTTATGCTAGTATAAGAGACTTAAAGATTTTTTCAACGGCCGTTGCCTCTGCACAAGCAGCTTTGTCAGATGCTGCAACATCTTCTATCTCTAACTTAGAAAATGCATTCTTGTTGTTGGAAGAATCTCAGAGAACAAGTGAGGCTGGAGTAGAAACTAGACTTAGTGTCTTTGAAGATAACCTTGATCAAGTAAGAACAATTGTAGGTTCAAATACAGGAGGACAAACTCTAGATGCAAGGGTAGATTCTTTGGAAGCTTCTTTAAATCAAGATACTTCTAATCTTGGAGCTCTAAGAGATATTATTAATAGCTTTGGTCTTTTTAGTAAAGCACAATTTAGTCCAGATGGCCCTGTTGAAACAATAAAATTCAAAGTTGAAAACTCAGAAGAAGAAAAAATTGACGGAACTTACGCAATAACTGGATTAACTGCTAGTACTTCTGGAGGTAATGGTCTAAATGTAACAGTAACAGTCTCAAGTGGCGTAGTTAGCTCTGTTGTTATAGATAATGGCGGAACGGATTTTAAATTAGGAGATAAAATTACTATTGCCGGGTCTAGTACTGGCAACGGCGGAAATATTATATTAGAGGTAAGACAATTAACTATTGTAGATACCGACCTTGGCACCACAGATAGTATTAAGTTTGAAACGCTAGCAGATGAGGTTCAAAAACTTATTGTAAAATTAAACGACGTTATCGATATTTTAAATCCCAAGTAAGCTTATAAAAAAGCCTCTGTTAGTACTGCTTTTTCTAGTCGGATCGCGTAAATTGGCCCAACTTTTTTTAATATAGCAAGAACAATACCTTCTTGTTTGTCTTTTTCTGTAGGGAGCAATTGATCTGTTATATCTTTTAACGAATCTTTCCCTCCCATCATTCGGCCAACTTCTTCAGGTCCGAACACCCACGATAAGTCTGTCTGATCTTCTGTCGCAACATAAAGACCAATGGGTTCGTTTTCTTCAAGTGCTTTTTTAAACAGAGGTATTAAATCCTCCTCCATATAAGAAATATTTTTAAAAATGTTTTTAATTTTTTTGCGAGCTTCTGGTTCTTCAAACATTACATTTTTTCAACTTTTACACCGAGTTGCTGGAGAACATCAATGCCATCTGTAATTCGGTACTCATTACGGTAGTAAACTTTTTTTACTCCCGCTTGAGCAATCATTTTCGAGCAATCTGGACATGGGCTGTGAGTGCAAAACAATTCGGATCCATCTATAGATTCTGAAGATTTAGCCATTTTGACTAGAGCGTTTTGTTCTGCATGGAGGACAAAAGGATTTGTACTACCATCTTCTAGCTCGCAACAATTAGTGTGAAATCCTGACGGTGTCCCGTTCCACCCATGAGCCAAGATACTTCCGTTCTTGACTACAATTGCCCCTACTTTCATTCTTTTACAATTTGAAACTTGAGAAAATAACTCAGCAGTTTTCATGTAAGCTTCTTTAATCTCAGATTTCATAAAATAGGTTCTTCTACTTATTATACCATCTATATTTTTTTATGTCTAATATCTTTAATACCTTGTTCCTCTTTTAAGAACTTTTTATAAGCTTCAAAATCTCTCATGTCCTCTTCTCCTATGAAAACCATGTTGGAGCGGGCTGGACGAACTCTCTTGGTGGGAATTTCTTTAGGCTCTTCTTCCGTAGGCTCAGGGTCTTTAAAAAAGTTTTCTAACTCCTCTTGAGGAATTTTGTATTCTTCTTGAGTTGGTTCTTCCGCTTTAGCGGCCGGTGTTTTTCTTGTTCTTCTAGTGGTCATAGTTTTCTCCTTTTACAACTAGAGCATCCAGCCCATCCTTGTACTCTAGACGGTCCTGGATATAAAGTTCCTGGCGCATCTTGGCTATACCCAGCCTCATAAAGTCCTGGAGCTAACGTAGAACTTTTTTTACTAGCTTTTTCTGCCCATTGCTGCCAACCCCACATGTCTTCGGAGCCATACACGTGAGGATTTTGTTCTGAATTATTTGCCATAGTTGCTCGGGTATTTCTGCTTGGACCTGGATTAACTCTGTAAGAAGACCGTAAATTTTTCTCTTGAGCTAAGGCCCTTTTTACGTAGTCAAAATTTTGTGTAGTTTTATCTCTATAGTCTCTAGAAGGGTTTGATTCCTTCCAAGAATCAAATGGAGCTTTTGAAGCATCAATTGCCATTGTTTCCTTTATTCTATTGGCTCTTTAAACAAAAAAAGCAAATTAGGGTTTAAAGAAAGTTACGTATAACACAATTATCCATGCCTTCTGCAAAAATGAGTAGACCGGGTTCTGAGTCCGGTAGTGTAATAGAAGTGAGCGACGGTTTTGATTTTGGTGATCCAGAGATTTTACCTGTAGAAATCACTCCAGGTAACTTCTTGTATCTTAAAGAGCCTTGTGCTGAGGACCTAATTAAAATCGCAGAAATTTCTGAAAACGAAAAAATTACAGAAATCGAAGCCACGTTGCAAACTATTTGCATTCTTCACTGCCCTCAAGACGGCGGTAAAAAACTTTCGTTGCGAGATGCTAAGCGTCTAACCGCTAAGCAACTAAAGAAAATAGGTGAATCTTTAAGCCTCCTATTAGGATCTGATGAATGAAGATCTTAAAGTTGTAAGAGAGTATAACTATATTATTACTCTGTATGACAAAAGAAAAAGAAAAATTCAATTTAGAGACATAACAGGAAAAGACCTAGAGTTCTTAGAAAGAATTTTAGGAGAAGAAAAAGAAGGTGGTCTTGAACTAAAAGACGCTATCTCTATATTAGAGAGGATAAGCGTAACGTCAATACAGATAAATAAACTTACTAAAAGAGATATCTTACGAGTATTCAAAGCAGTATCTGAGAATATTTTATGTAACTATATACCAAAGGTGAAATGGTTGGAAGTCTGTTATGCTTTGCAAAATAATTCTTTTGTGGCTTTGGAGTTCTTTGAAAATCAACCTATGACAAAGGTTATGGCCATGATTCAGGTCCATCAAAATGCTATTGAGCAATTAAAGAAACCACCACAGGATAAATGACAGACGTTTTAAGACTAAAACTTATTTTTATACTTTGCTCTATAACAACCCAAAAGGACAGAGAGAGGCTAAAAGAATTTGTCCAAGTCTGCTCGTACTATGTCACCGATTCAGATTTTAATAAAATAATGAGAAAGTCTCTAAAAATCTTAGAGTTTCAAAGTTGTGGTAGTGAGAGTTGTCCAGATTGGCTTATGAATAATCTCTTCGATTTGTACAAGAGTGCCGAGGAAGATTAAAGCTTATAAATGGGTGTTTGTTTAAAGGCTTTCTGAAAGGCCTCTTACTTTGTAAAGATTTAATTTATGGCTAATCCTGTAAACATCAACGTAGGTGCTATTAAGCGCCCTGGAGTGTTTGTTACTCAGTCTTCAACTGGTGGATTACCCCAGCCTTTAGCATCTCATGCTATTGGCTATATCTTCGGATCTACACCTACAGATCCGTATGATGATACCCCCATTGATGAGTACTCTGCACTTCAACCGTATAAGCCAACACAAATTGGCTCCCTAGCAGACTTCACCGATAAGATTGGTGGCATTCCAACCGCCGCTAATAATCCTAACTCGATGATTTCTTATGATTCAGTAGGTGCATTTTTTGAAAACGTCGGTGTAAATGGTATTCTATACTATACCCGCGTAACTCCAACTCCTGAGACTAAGGTTGTTGTAACCAAAGGCGCAGGCTGGAATCTCTTCTCCTTGAAAATTGGCGGAAGATATTTTGGCGATACTTCCCTCGGAATCAACGATTCTGATGGTGTAGAAATCAGAGTTATTACTACAACTGCTCTTGATGCTAATGATAACGCTTTTGATATTGTTGGATATTTAAAGAACAACGACCCCGATTTTGGAACTTATTTCAGAATCGAGCAAGATGAAGAAGAGGCTAAAGAAGCAACATTTAGAATTTATTCTAAAGACGTAAGATCTCTTCCTGAAATCGACACTTTTAAAGCTTATCAGATCTCTGATACTGCTTATGCAACACCAACTGATGCTGGTACCATTAACTTTTATGTTCCCATCAAAGAGTTGGCTCTTCGCTGTACTTCTAGAGACGTAGCTACTAACGAACCTATTAAGTATGTATCTGGTGGAGCATTAGGTAACTTTATCGAAGCCGCTTCTGTTTCTACTAATACTAACGGAACAGCTTCTTTCCAGCATAACCAAGGCGCCGGTACTAATGAAGGTTGGGTAAACCTTGTTGATATTGATGCTCTTGACGTTGGAACTGACGCCGTTGCTGCAGGTGACTTAATTGTATTTGAGGGTATTGACCCTGGAGCTGGTAACTATGTAGGAACTGGAGACATTGCCGGTGTTGGTAATGTTGCTTATAACACAGTCTATAAAGTTCACACAGTTGATGCTGCTAATAACAGAATTAAGCTTCAAGATCCCGCTCAAAATACCGCGGCAATTCTTGACTTTACTGGCTCTAATGCAACTATAGTTGTAAGAGTACGTAGACTTGTCTATAACGTAACTAAGGATATTGTTGGTGGTTCTGTTGCTGATTCGGCCCCTGTTACAGATTCTGATGTACAAGGTGTAGTTGCTCAGGCTCTTGAGGATTTCCTTGTTGACCAAAAAGTCTATGCTAGCGCTTCTGTAATCCCTGATGATGTGTATGTAGCCGTTTCTACTGACGAAAGAGTTGGTAAGCTTGGCCACAATGCCCTTCCTGACATCGGATCTCAGTACTATCAGTGGGATGCTTCTGGTACCGCTTTTGCTGTTAGCGCAACTGTTCCTAACGGATCTGCTACTAGCGTAGGAAGCAACATCACAAGATCTGGATATCTTCCTGATACAGTTCAGGTATTCTATCTAAATATTGCTGGCGAGAACAGAGCCATTATTGCCAACGGAGCTAATCCTTCTGAACTTACTAATAGCGTAAGAGATTCTATTAACGAGATTCTTGAAGAAAAGAATATCAACGAGTTCTATAAGGTTGAATCTATTGCCGTTGACTATTCTGGCTTAGGAGCTAATAACTTTGCCCCTAACAACGGACTAGCTATCAGCACTTCTCCAGCAACAGCCGGTACCCCTGCTCTAAGACCTTCCAACGACGGAAGACAGCTTACAGGAACGGTTGAAGTTACCTCTGGTGCTACAACAATTCAGGGTACAGTTTCTGATGAAGTGGCCGGTAATATTACTGACCTTACGGCAGTCGGTGTTCTTACTGGTAGCGGAACTAATTTCCAAGCCATCGCGGCTCCTGGAACTAGAATTTTAGTTAATAGCGCAACTTATGAAGTAGTAGAAGTATATAATGCTACTACAATGCTTGTTAAGAACCCAGCAGCAACAACGTTTACTGGCGCAACTTACAAGTTACGCACTGTTGCTACTAAGTTCACTGAAGAACTCAATGAAGGGGATCCTGTTGTTATCAACGGATATCGCTTTGAAGTTGCTTCTGCTGTTACTCGTGACGACCAATTTGTTGTTACTAGCGCTCCTACATTCACTGTATCTTCGACAACCGTAAGCCTAGACAGCTCTGCTGCTAATGGTTTCTATCGTCATGATTACATCCTAAGACTTAAGATCACCTCCAAGAACGGAATTCCTTCTCCTGTTGTTGCTGGACTTAACCGCTATGGTATTAAGGACACTAACATCGCGAGAATTGGCTCATTGGAAGAGGCCCCAGACTTTGCTAACTATAAGCTTAGTGCTAAGTCGAGAGCACAGGACTTCGTTTATGCTATTGAGCAAGGTATGGGATCTGGTCTATACCAGCCTGGTTTCCTTTTTGCTCCTGAAGCATACGGAAGCTTTAAATCTCAAGTTGGTGGATTGACAAAGAGTGGCGCTAGAGAAGAAAGAGTTAAGGTAACTCAATCGCTTCTAAGAGCCGCTGAAGGTAAGCTTGGAGAGACCGAAGGTATCTCTGGTACTCAGCACATTGCTCTAATTGACTGCGGAGCCGATGAAGAGAGCCTTAGCGAAGTTCAAGATGAACTAGCCTATATCAAGAGAACAGCTGGTGTACCTTTCGGTCACGCCGCATACTATGCTCCTTACATCAAGAACCTTGCCGGTCGTTTCGTACCTCCAAGTTCTTACATTGCCGGTATTGCATGTTCTAGATACAACAACGAAGGATTCCAACAAGCTCCTGCTGGTGCAAGATATCCCCTAAGAGGCGCAACCGACCTTCGCTTCGATATCACTGCTCAACAGCAAGAAGTTACTTATCCTCTAGGCCTCAATCCAATTAGAAGCCTACCTAACAGAGGAATCGTAGCTTGGGGTGCAAGAACAATGAGCTCCAACCAGCTCTTTAAGTTCGTTAATACCAGAGCAATCCTTAATGTTCTTATTGACGTCTTATCGAGAAGCTTCGACGATATCCTCTTCGAGCAGATCGACTCTGCAGGAACACTTTACTCCAGAGCCAAGTCTATTGCCTCTCAGGTGATGGGTCAACTCTATCGTCAAGGTGCTCTATTCGGTGCAAGACCAGAACAGGCTTATCTCGTAGTTTGCTCTGATGCAAACAACGCTTTAACCGACCTAGAAAATGGAACTTTAAGACTCGATGCTTATGTGGCCACATCGCCAACTCTTGAGCGTCTAGTTGTTACTGTAGTTAGAACACCTGCTGGTCAGGTTGCTCAGGTACAGGATACCTTCTCTAGAAACGTTGATAGATTTGATTATCTACTCAATAACACAACCATCTGATCCTGATGACCGATAATAAAGAATTAGTTTTAAATTCAAACGAACCTCTATCTTCTCAACAACCTAAGAAGGTTGTGCACATCGAGATGTTCAAGGCTGGTCCTCAGATCAGCTCCACTGGGCAGAAGATGATGTTTACTGAGGAGGATTTAGATCAAGTTGTCGGAACTTATTCTCCAGAGCAGCATGAAGCTCCTCTGATTATCGGCCATGATCAAACTGATTCTACCCCCGCATTAGGCTGGGTAAAAAATCTTTGGAGAAAGGGTAAAAAGCTTTGGGGTAAAGTCGAACTTACCCCTAAGGCAGAACAACTAATTAAGGACGGAGTGTTTAAAAAAGTAAGTAGCTCCTTCTACTTACCCGAGGCGGAAACTAACCCCCACCCCGGCAAATTGGCACTCCGCCACCTTGGATTAGTATCTATTCCTGCTGTAAAAGGCTTATCTGCTTTTTCTGAAGGTGAAGCTAACGACGAAAAAATCATTGATTTAGTGCCTCAATCGGGCAAAACCGTTATTTCGTTTAAAGAAGCCCTAGAAACAAACAACTCTACTATGACTAAGAAGAAAATTTCTGACAAAGTCAAAGAGGTCTCGGTAGATCAGAATGTTGATCATGCCGAGGGTTCGATGACCGTCAATATCAACATTGGTGGCGGAAAGCCTACAGTTTATGACGACTCCGGTAACCAGGTTAGTGAAACCGGAGCTCCTGCTGACTACCAGATGGAGTACGCAGACGACGAGGAAGAGAAAGAAGAGATGGCCCCTGAGGCCTCTGGTGAGGAAGAGAGCGATGATATGGGTCTAGAGGAAGAGAGCGATGATATGGGTCTAGAGGAAGAAGGTGGCGAAGAAGCCCCTGAAGCTTCTAGCGAAGAAGAAGCACCTGTTGAAGAAGAAGGAGGCGAAGAGCCTGCTGGTGAGGAGGGCGAAGAAGATATCTCTGGTGAAATGGAAGATAACGACAAGAAAATTGCCTCTCTAGCCGCCGAATACGAGGAAGACGAGCTCTTCCAAGCATTGGCTCTCAAAAAACAAGCTACCTCCATGATGGAGAACAACATGTCCTACGCTGAAGCGGAAGGGGAAAAGAAAGAGGAAGAGGAGGAAGAGAAAAAGGAAGAGGCAGATCACGCTGAAGAAGTAGTTGATAATGCCGAAGATAAAATGGAAGAAAAAGAAGAGGAAGAGAAGAAGGAAGAGGAAGCGGATCACTCTGAAGAAGTAGTTGATAACGCTGAAGAAGAAAAAGAAAAGGAAGAGGAAGAAGAAGAAGAGAAATTTGATATGGCCAAAGAGGTTAAAGAAGAGAAGAAAAAGACTGCTGACCACACTGAAGAAGCTGCACCTCTGGCTACCGAATCTCTAGATCATGGCGAAGCAGCCATTGGAGATCAGAGCATTGACACCCTCAACGCTCGTGTAGCCGAACTCGAGGAAGAGCTTAATAAGCAAAGAAAGCTTGCTCGCGAGAAAGAGATTTCTTCGTTTGCTGAAGGACTTTATGAGTCTGGAAAGCTCACAGAACAAGTTGTACCTAAAGGTGACCTTGTTCGCTTCATGGAGACTCTTAATTATAAGAACTCTGTGAATTTCTCAGAAACCGGAAAGGCCTCTCAGTTTGACTTCATGCGCGGAGTACTTGAGTCGCTACCTTCCATGGTTTCATTTGAAGAATTTGCAACACCAGCTTCTGCTCCTAAGCAATCGAAGTCGGTTGAGCCTAATGCTTCTGGATACGTTTACGATCCAAACACCGCAAACATTCATGCTGATGCGTTATCTTACGCCGAAGAGAATGAATGCGATTACTTAACAGCTGTTAAGTTTGTTATTAACAACAACTAAGGTAAATACTAATGGCAACTGACCCACGTTACATGTCTTTTGACCACCAGTATGTCGAAACCGTGTCGACCAGCAATACAATCGCTGCTCACCGTTTCGTAACTCGTGCTGGTGCATACCCCGCTAATGACGGCGATTTCGCCGCTGGCGTTTCTATTTATGATGCTCCTGGTGCTGGACAACTCACCGCCAAGGGCTATCAAGTTGACGACGGCTCCAATGTCGTATATGAAGGTCAACTCAATCCTTCCACTACCCCTTCTAAGCCTGGAGTATTCCTCTATCAGGGTCTTCTCTCCATCGTAACTGAAGGCATTGCAATCGTTGAAGTTGACGCAACCTCTACTGCGTTCACTGTTGACGATCCTGTATATGCTTCCGATTCCGGTGAGGCCATTGCTTCTGGTGGTGCTGGTACTAACTTCATCCTTGGCCGCGCTCTTGATACTTCTACTAGCACAACCGCTGGTCAGTATATCAGAGTCAAGCTTGGTTCTGAAGGCGCTTCTTGATAACTAAAGGAGAATATTAATCATGATGAATCTAGATCAGGTACGCGTAATTGACCCTATTCTTACGCAACTCGCCCAAGGTTACAAGAATGCTGAAGGCGTAGCTACATTTTTTGGTCCCGCGGTATCTATGAATACTCGCGCTGGTCGCACACTCGTTTTTGGTAAGGAAGCATTTGCTGCTCAGTCCTTCCTCCGTGCTCCTGGAACTAATATCCAAAAGATCCAGAATGAGTTCGGAACACGCTCGTTCGCTCTCCGTCAGGAAGCGATCAGCTGGGAAATTGCTGAGGAAGTAGCTGCTGAAGCCAAGAATGGATCCGCTCAGATTGACCTTCGTCAATATGCTGCTAAGGACGCTGCAAATCGTCTCATGCAGTCCTGGGAAGTAACCGTTGCTGGTGCCGTCACAGACTCCACCGTATATGAAACTTCCTGTGTCTTCGACCTTGCTACTCGCGCTAGTGGTGCTGACCAGTTCAACCAGGCCACCTCTGACATCGAAGTTCTAATCGATGAAGCTAAGGAAGCTGTTCGCGCTCAGATCGGTACCTATCCTAACAAGATGGTTATCAGCCCTGACTCTTTCAACGCTCTCAAGCGTAACAAGAGAATCAGAGACTTCATGCAGCGTGGAGTACTCGTCAATGAGGCAACTCTTGCCAACATTTTCGGTCTTGACGAGATTCGTGTTGCACGTCGTCTCAAGCTTAACCAGTCTACTGGTGCTCTTGAGAACATCTACAACAACGTAGCCGTTCTCTTCTACCAGCCTTCTGGTGCAACCGATGGTTTTTCTCCTGCAATGGATGCTAACTACGGTAACCCTGCCTTTGGATACACCTACACCCTTGCTGGTTATCCTATCGCCACTCCTGAGCGTTTTAATATTGAGAGGAGAGTATTTACGGGCGACATCCTTGTTGAGCGTTCCTTCGAGCTCGTCGGTATGGGACAAAATGGTAAGGTTGGCGCTGGCGCTATCCTCACTAACTGTGTTGCTTGATATATTATCTACAACCTAACAAAGTGGCTAGTCTTCGGACTAGCCCTTTTTTTGTTTAAAGATTATAAACACAGCATTCAATTAACATGGCTAAATTGATAATTTACATGGCCCATGATAGAGATAATGGGAAGTGCTATTTTGGAAGCACTTTTCAGCCACTAGAGAAAAGAATAAAACAGCATATCTACTACTCAAAGAAGAAAGCTAGAGGACACTTTTATAGTGCTTTGTCTAAGAGGCCAGATAGGTTCTTTTGGCTAAAGATATCAGAACACGAAGCAGACTGTAAAGACAGGAGCATAGAGGATAAAATAATTAAGACGTACTGGGGGCAAGACTGGTTATATAACCAAAACCCCCAAGCTGTAGGGTTTGCAACTGGAGAATATAATCCTAATCAAACTCAAGCGTGGAAAGATTTAATGAAAAAGAGATTAAGCGGAAAAAATAACCCTATGCACGGCAGGGGACTTAAAGGAAGTAGAAATGGAATGTTCGGCACTGCTCCATGGGAAAATCGAAATGGAAAGGGCAATAGAGCGGTTTGGAAAGAAGCAAAAGAGTTATTTGAACTTTGGAATAATAACAATAGGCCTGGGGCAAGAAAACTAGAAAAATTAACTAACGGCAAATTTACTCTTTCAAACTTGATAGGAATACATAAAAAATTTAGAAGTGGCTGGAATCCCTCCACCGATGAGAAATACCTGAGCTGGTGCAATCCTCTCCCCAGCCCTTTTTGTTTAAAGTAAAAGGAAGAAAGATATAAGTTTATGCCAGGTCCTCAACCGCCTAGAGACATATACGGAGTCGCAAATAATTGTACCCCAGCTACAGTAGATTATTTTATATCTGTTTTTGGATTTCAAGAAGCCGTAGAGCTTTCTAATATTGAAGATCCAACCGGAAACGGTATAGATGTAACTAAGATCCAACTAGCTCTAAATGATGCTGGTCAGCTAATTAATAATTACATTGATAGCGCACCACCTCAGGGTAAGATTTTAATTGCGGGCTCTTATAGAAGAACTCAGGCCACAATTGCTAGATATTATCTTGATGTATTAAGACCTCGTACACAAGTTCAGGAAGCGGCAGAAAAAGCTTTGCAGCAATTAGAACTATGGGCGGCTAAGGGTAGCCCGAGTACCGGACTTAAGTGGGAAGAGGCTTATCGCTTCTGGAGATCTAGTTGTTCTATGACTAAGAGCTCCTATCAGAGAGGCAGAAGCTTTACTGAACCTTCTCTTAATAAGTGGGTACTTCGTGAAGGTAGCAATGACCGGCGCTGGCTTGCCCCCAACAGAGAAGCCTTTGTTAGAAATACAGTGGGCCAAGAAGGACTTAATCTTGAGACTCAAGGAATTGATAACATGCTCGGAGATAGTACATATAAAGTTAACCAGGTATTTGATGCTTTAGAAAGCACAAGAAGCCTATCTAGCTTTATAAATACAGAAGATGCAGCTGAGGCCGATTGCGGAGATGCACTAGTTGCGGATAACGAAACAGAATCGGCAAATGGCGAATTTGATAATTATGGCGGATTAAATACAGGAGATACTTTCTAATGTTTTGCAAAACTTGCGGTAATAGTACTTGTACGTGCAGTTCTAATACAACATATTCACCAGGTCAGTTTCAGATTGTAAATAATAGCAGCAACTGCTACGGATATAAAACTCAGTCTTTAGCTGCAGTTTTTCCAGATGGTACTTCTTATAAAGAAAGTGCTGATAAACTCAGACAATACATTGTTAGTTTAGAGTCTACAAGAAAACTACAAGACTTATCAGACGTAGAATTTACTCGTAATGTAAAGAAGGGAGACGTCCTTGTTTACAACGATACTACCGGCAAATGGGTCTTAGTTGATTTTCTTTCAGGCGGCGAGTTTTAATGCTTTTAGAAATTGAAAACCAGCTATACTCTAGAGTTCACTCTGCAATAGGACAGAGCGCTGTAGTTTTACGTCTTGCAGAAGAGCTGGATCAATCAGGTAGAGTTGCAGAGCAAACTATGATTATAGTTAGTTTTGTCTCTGGTTCAACAACTAACGAATCTGGCGGAGGAGCCTATATTCCCACTGTAAGAACTAGACGAATGACGTATTCAGTAACTCTGGTTCAAAAACAAGTTCAAAGAGAGGGGCATAGTTTTGCCCTACCCATGTTAGATCTTATTGCTGACGCAGTAACTGGATGGGTTCCTGAGATACCTGGTTTAGAATTTGCTACAGGATTTGAGCTAGATAGTGAAAGATTTGTTCAAGTAACAGACTCTTCTCAGTTTATTTATGAACAAAATTATACCGTAATGGTTTCTGTTGCAGACGGAAGGTTCTATACTCAACCTTGTGCAGCATTCGATCCTATCTCTATTGAGGATTTCTTGCCAACAAGAAAATGTTTACAAACTCAAAATGGGATAAATACGGGGCTTGCGGTATGGTCTAGAATTATTAGCCCTGAAGCTACAGAAAGCTATATTGTTGAGGATTTAAAAGGTTGTGAGAGAAGGTTTGGTGATAGACTAAAACTAACCTGCGGGCTTGCAGAGGATGGCTCGGCAACTTATAAATTTACTCCTAACGAAGCAATTAGTGTTAACTCTGATGGAGAAGAAGTAATAGATAACACCAAAGTTATTGAAGGTGGGCTTCAAAAAGTTTGGAAATGTGATAAAACTAAAGAAGGAGATTATCCGCCTTGGTTCAAGCTTAACATTAATTTTGGATTATGGAGAAACCAAGCTGGAACTGTTCCTAATCAAGATCCACAAACATCTGCAAAACAAGTTGATATTACTTTTAAGCCAGATAATGAGTATCTTAAGCCCTCATAAATAGCATTTTTCCTTTCTGGATATTATTGCGCAGAGTATTGAGTGTAATGCACCGATGCCCTGCGTTTTTTGTCATGTTTGCCTTTTTAGGATACTTTGTTGTAAAATCACCGTTGGCTTTTAACAACGCCACCTCTGTGCTATTTATCCCCACCCAATACTGAGGTTTCTTACCGTCCATCAAATAGGGCTCCTCTTGCATAAAGAGAGACAGCCCGTACTTGGTTTGGAAGTATTGATTTATTTCATCAAAGGTTTTCAAAGACGGGGATGAGGTCTTTGATTGTAACTGAGTGTCCGTCATTTTCTTTTTTCTGTTGAGATACTGTATTTGTGCTTGCGTCTGCAGCTTTGCGGAAGATGTGGTCAATCTCAATGGAAGAGAGCCATGCGTTAGCAACAGGAAGTTCATAGATTCCGTAGTTATAACGGAGCCAAGCCCAGCACCAGGCATGAGCTACTTGGAACAAAGCAGCAACTTTCTCTGCTTCTTCCTTTGGACACATATACAGAATACTGTCATGTACAGACATATTAAATTTTGCATTGAGTCCATGGTCTTTGATAAGCCATTCCATCGCGGCCATGAAAGCATGAAGCATAGCACTTCCGGTTGATTGAATACACCAGTTATTCCTCATGGTCCAGAAGTCATCGCCAACCGAGCTGGGACGAAATGCGGTGGACATCTTGGTTCCGCTTAAGGGATTAATAGGAGTCTTCTCACAAGCAATCTTTGCCATCTCATTATAGGCATATGAGTCAGATCCACCGATAAGTTCCCTCATACCTCGATATGCTTTGCGGCCTTTCTTGATCTCAATAAGCTTCTTACCCATGTCAACTGCTTGTTTCATGGAGATAGACTTATTACCCTTTCGGATAGTGTTTGCAAGAGTCTTGGCTCCGCAGCCATAAAGCATACCATAATTACATCCCTTAGCAACAGCTCGGGAGATCCCAATTGCTTTCGCGGTCATTGAGTGCATGTCTGTTCCGTTGTCTTTCGATCCTGCAAGGATAGCATGGGAGAACTGAGTTGACCCAGCCACTTTGTGATAGGAATCAGCAAAGATGGAAGCAACAACAGCCTCTTGGGCATCAAAATCTGATTCAACAAAAACCCAGCCATCAGGAGCTTGTACTCGGGTTTTGATCTCGGATCCAATTTTGTCATACTTTGGATCAGGGACCGTGAGCCAGAGATTTTCTCCAGCACGATTAGTAGAAGTATTGTGAGGAACCGTTGCTGGGACAATAAGATTGAATTCTTTACCAAGAGGATTGTTGACTTTAGAGACATATTGTTCACGAACTCGGCTACGAACCGAGGTCCAGTAAGATACGTTGATTGCAAGTTTGATCAGTTCTTTAGCCTGAGGAAGGTCAGAACTAAGTATTCCAGTTTCAAAGTCATCGGCATAATCCTTAGAGAGCACACCTCCGACGTTTTCACCTTCGCCCTTAGGGTGGGGAACTCGAATGAACTCGCCCATGTCTTTGTCAAGGAAACACCATCCTTTCTCTGTAAAGTAAGTCATAGGGGTGTCATCCCACTTGAGTCGGAGAAGGAAGTGAGACAAACGGTTCTTAGTAGAGATACCACCGATAACAAGCTTGTTTCCTTCTTCGGTCTTTTGAATCTCAGACACGCTTCTCAACCATTTAGGAATTCCATACCACTTAGAGGAGGGTTTTCCAGCTTTAGTAAGTTTGAAGTTACACTCCCAGTCCATCTGAGACAACCAAGGATCCGAGTCTACATCGATCTCTCCTTGATTCCAAGCATCATAGATCTCTTGAGCCATCTGGCCAAGAATCTCTTCTTGTCGAGAAATTGATTCGCTCCAGATTTTTTCACAACCTTCAAACCATTCTTTCCAATCATCGACAACGGGAAGGAAAGCAGAAGAGATACCGAAGTGACCGAGTAGAGTTGTCAGCGACGGATTGTTTTGAAGGTATTTAAGAATGAGAATAGAATATAGCTCTTGAGTAATCTTTGCGTCTTTAAGAGCATACTGAGTTAGATCGTCGCGGAGTTCACAGATTTGTTCCATGGTCTCACTTACAACGAAGACATCTCGAATCTTCTTATCCTCTGGTTGCAAAGGGATCATAGGTTGACAATGGAAGTTATAGCAGTCTACCAATCCGTTCAAAGACCCCTTATCAGCCCAGATAGGATCGGCCTTAAAGCTCGATTTCTTGGCAGTTTTTTGCACATACCACCATCTCTGCCCTGAAGCCAATCCAGAGACATTAATATGGGCTGACATAGTATCAAACCAATAGTTCTTCTTGGTAATGTCATACGATTCTGCGCAACGAGCTCGGTCATAAGCTACGTTGTGAGCAATGAATACTTTGTTATCACCGACCGGAACTAGAGTGGTGTAATACTCAATCGAAGGATCTACATAGCACTCATGCATCCAGATGTAGTAAGCAGTGTCTGTAACTGCAGAGGCAAGGATAGGGTGAGAGAAGTCAGAACCTTTAACAAAAGTCTCACAGTCAAATACGGCGATATCTTCTTCGATTACTTCAGGGTGGGTAATGTCAAACCCATCTTTGGTGGGCGTATATTTGGTCCAACCCGGCGTGTTAACGATATACTGGGTGCTAGGCTTTTTAGGTAGCTCGGAATATGCAAAGTCCTTCATGACTTTGATTTGGTCTGATACAAGGTCCTTAGAGATATTCTCAAAATGTTCTTTAATATTCTTTCCCTTAAGCTCTGGAAGTTTGAAGTCGTCCATAAAGAAACCTTTAGGGTTCTCAATAGGGAACGTAACTCCGAAGTTTTCCATCGAAGCTTTGATGCTTTTAATAGTTTCAGGTTTTACAGGAGATGTCTCGCAATCTCCGAACACCTGGCGGTTCATCCCATCTGACAGAGTGGCATAACCCAGGACATTAAGTTTGGACATAAACAAGAGCAGTTTTTACTATTATAGACCAAGAAGCCGATCCTGTCAATAGTGGATCAGGAACTCCTCTCGGTCTACGTAATAAAGGCCAACGCCTTCAAAGTTAGTTGCATCAATGATGCGTAAGTTTTTGCGTACGTAAGGATAGCCATAGTGGCCGTGGATATAGATTTCTTTTTTATTAGGACAAAACTCTTCGAGCGAGTTTTTCCACCATGGGTAACCGGGGCCAGAAAGTATTTTTTCACGGTTTAATTTTGTTACCTTGTCATAGTAAAGCCCGTGGCCTAGTCTGTAGGTTTTTTTATTTGATTTGATTGTTGCAGTAAGAGGACACCGAGCTAACCAAGAAATAATGCTTAATCTTGTATCAAAATCAAGTTCTCTTAAGCATTTAAGAGTGTATCTGGTTTCCTTTTTAATTATTTTATCCTCTAGAGTAACTAGGTTTTCTAATATGTAGTTTTCATTATTTCCTAGCAAAAGGGTCATTTTCCCTTCTTCGCACATATGTTTTACATACTCTAAAATTCTTACAGGAGAAGTTTTCTTTGTCCTTTTAAAGAAAGGCTTATGGTGTATGCTATCTCCTATGAGTACATAATGGAGATCTGGAGCTTTGCCAACAATCTTTTCAAGAGTTTCTATGCGGCCATGGAGATCTCCGACTACGCAATAACTATTCTTCCTTGGTAATAACAGGTGCCCACCAATATGGGGTTTGGGTTTTCCATGTGGCAAAGTCATGTTTATGCATGTTGTAATACTTTCTGTAGGCTGCCACTGCATCCCCCTCTACTTTACACTCATCTGGCATAGCTTGAGCGAACTCAGTCATATCATGAGGTAGCTTTTTAGAAAGGGCAATGCGGGTTTTAAGCAAAGATTTTAGGCTTTCTTTTCCTCCGTGGTGATGTCCAAACCGTTTTTCAAACTCGGAGCAAAGAGCCTCTGTCAAATGATAGGTAAACGCCCAGTTTCCAAAAGATTCTCCCATCCAAAGAGTACAAGGATGCTTCCTGAACATCCTAGTTTTGTAAAATTCTCCGTTAGTTCGTTTTGCAGGATCTAGGTCATTAACTACGGCAACAATACTCATCATTTGAAGATGCTCAACAATCATCTTGTTAACATGCTTATCGCAATGATATTGTGCTGCTTTTACCGGATCCTTATCCAGTACAAATACATTCATAGCACTATAGCTTATACTATATAATTTTAGACTATAAATTTTGTTATGTCAATCCTCTTTGTTCATTTCTTCCGTAGCTAGCTTTAGTATGTAGTAAATAACGTACCCCGTACCAGCTAACCCTATGGCTATCATTATAATTACGCTCCAGACTGGGTCGTTTATATCACTCATGCAGGATAATCCCATTTAGTTATTCTTTCGGTTTTATGGTACGGTCCCCAGATCCCAGGCATATAGAGATAAGGAGTAGTACGAATGGGACAATTGTCACCAGTACAGAGAAGGTCATCAACAATCCGCCATGATTCCATGACTTCATCAGCATGAACAAAGTGAGACTGATCTCCGTTAATTGCGTCGTAAAGAAGCTTTTCATAACCATCTACTGATCTGTCGTGTGGATAAGCGTATGTGAGTGTAGCCAGTTCAAGGTCGTCATTAAGCCCAGGAGATTTAATGTCCATCCTAATATCAAGATGAGGATTAGGCTGAAGACGCATGACAATACGGTCGTTAACTTCTCCTTCATATAGTTTTAAGGGTGGAGCTTTTAGCTTAATGACTACTTCAACACAACCATACGGCATTTTTTTGCCGGTCATTACATTAAAAGGAACTCCCTCCCAACGCCAGTTATCGACGAATAAACTACCAGCAAAATAGGTAGGAGTACCACTGTTAGGATCAACACCCTCTTCGTTACGGTAGCCATCATATTGTCCAAGAATAATATTTTCTGATATTCGTGTAGCAGCAAGAACTTTTGTCTTTTCGCGTCTGATTTCTTTAGCATCCATTTTGCATGGTGGCTCCATAGCAACTAATGCTAGAACCTGCAAGATATGGTTTTGTAGCATATCACGAACTTGACCAGCAGTCTCGTAATATTGCGCTCTACCTTCACAACCAATGATCTCTGTTGCAAAGATTTGAATCTCTTCTATGTATTGTCTATTCCAGAGTGGCTCAAGAAGAATATTGCTAAACCTTGTAGCAAGAATATTGTTAACAGTATCTTTGCCAAGATAATGGTCGATGCGATAAACCTGTTTTTCGCGTAAATGTTGCTCCACCACAGACTGTAGATGATCAGCAGATTTATAATCGTGTCCAAAGGGTTTTTCGATAACCACCCGCGAGAGCTCTGGGTCGTCGAGGAGTCCCGCTCCTTTGAGATTGATGATAGCATTTTCATATCTTTCTGGGGGTACTGATAAAAAATATGTAGAGTCGTCCGCTTCTGGAAGTTTACTAAGACTCTCTTGAGATCCTAAATCTGTAGGAATCCAGTCTAATCTATGTATAAAATCCTCTGGATACTCCCCTAGAGAGTATAGCCAGGTTTCTTTTGAGATCTCTCTGCGAGAAGTTCCAACAATTACAAGATTAGATGGTAGTAATTTTTTCTCATGTAGCTTAAAAAGCGAAGGAATTAGTTTCCTACGACATAAATCTCCTGTTGCACCAAAAATCACTATTTGGTGGGTGAGAATTTCAGTGGGCTGTGCCATTTCCATCGTAGTCTTCTGAGTCGTAGTAATCATTTTCACCCTTTCGTACCCCGAAATAGATGGTGGCACATACAAAAGGTAGTGCTGCCCAAAGTAAGACATCTGCAAAAATCATTGGTCTTTTAGTTCTTTAAGATATTCCACCCACCAATCGGGGTCTTTTTGAATCCTCCAATTAGGAACTGATTCTCCTTTGTCGGAGTAGTATCTAAAGAGGGCTTCATCTATAATCTGTCCTATCTCCATATTCTTCCTCATCCTCGTCAACATCTGCATACGCATCTGCCAAATAGGGTCCTCGTTTTCTTGAAGGTTCTTTTCTGACATAATCCTGCTCTGAGTTTACGGCTTCCACCCAAACCGCGAGTTTCATGACTATAAACAAAATAATCAATGGAAGAAAGCATGC